TTAGTGTCGGGCAGTGAAGAAAAAGGAAAAGAAGCCCCCGACAGGCCGCGGAAAGCCAAACCCCGGCCCCAATACCAAAACGGGCCATCCCCACATAGTGGGGAGCTGCTGCGGATACGACGAAACCCCTTGAGCCTTGGGCCCAGGGGTTACGAGCGTTAGCTTACACCATGGGGTGTAACACCGCAACACCAACGCCAGGTGCAGCGTCGATGCAGGCGCGCTCGGCATCGGCGTAACACACCAGTGTTCCACCATCACCGGCTGCCGTCTGCACCAGCCCAGCCTGGGCCCATCGCCACACCCGCATATGACTCACCCGATACCCACGACGGGTCAACCACGACGCCACCACACGACACGACGCCCACTCCGGCGGCGCCTCCTCACACTCATCAGCGCCAGAGTCGGCCACCACCTCAGACACCAGGCGCGACTGCGCCACGATCTCCTCAGCAGCCATAGCACCCCACGGCGCGCCATCAAACACCCACAGCTGCTGCTGCAGCCACCCAGCCAACACAGAAATACCCTGCCCCTGAGGAACACCGACACCGGATGCCACAGCGATCTGCCCCGCCCAAAACGCCAGGAGATTTTCCGTACGCATCTTCAAATCCAACATGGACAAATTTACCGGCGGCCTCGAAGCACAAGCCGACCGGCCGACCGGAGTATCACCACCACTACCCTTGCGGAAGGTGAGGAGATCGGCCAGTGCTCCCCCCTCAGTCTCCAGTGTGTAAAGAGCTTTTCCTAACTCATGTAACAGATAGTCATCCACCTAGGTTTCCCTTCTCTCTTAAAGAAGCATCTTACCTGGGCTGCCGCCTAGCGGCGGCCTCCCCGACCCGACCCTACCCGACAAGACTAGAATCGCAACCCCACCGTCCTGAACCCAATCTGGATCATATCTAGATATGCGCAAATCGTTATGAACATAGACAAAGAAAAATCCCCAGGCGGCACCTGGGGAGGACGAAAGCAGGATAACAAGGCACATACGCAAGGGGCAATAGCCGCCAGGGCAACTCTATCTGCCACCTGCGCCAGCGGCTCCCCCACCCGTGTGGAGGCACTCAAGGCCCCGTTTTCGCTGTTCACGGCGGATTTTAGCGCCGCAGCGGGCAACTCAAGGGCAAGTGCTTTCAGGCATGGATAATTGCCGCTACGGCAAGCCTGTAGCGGCTAGAGGGGCATGAGTTTGGGAATGCCCGTAGTTATTCTCGTTGGCTGCCTCCGCGGCGGTGGCGGTTACGGCGGCGGGCCCGACGGCGCCCATGGCTAAGGCTGGTCACCACACCTATGGTTTGTCGTGTAGTTGTTGGCGGCCCATCCTGCATGCTACCCGGCGTGGCGTCTGGACAGCTCATGGCCGCAGTTTCTTCTTCTAGGCGCTGCGTAGACCCTTGTGCCCGCTGGGGCGGCGTCACTTCCGCCTGCGCAGGCGATGAGTCCGCCGTGTCGGTAGGGGGCGTTTCTATGTGCCCTTCACGCACCCAGTCTGGGGCATCGTCGAGGGGGTCGCTGAACCCATCAACAACGTCTGCTAGCGGCGATGTGGTTGGCGCCGGGGCACTGGTAGCCTGAGACTCCCTGCTCTCGTGTTTAACAGGCGTCTGGCGCGCCGGGGTTTGGGGTTCCTGGGTGGCGACGCGTTGGGCCTGGCGTTCCTTCCGTGAAATCACGTGAATGCCGTTGTCCTGTGCGTATTGGCTGCTGTTGATAAACTCCAAGCTGGCGGCAGTGTAATAGACCTCGTCCGGCGTTGGCGGGTCTTGGAGGTCTAAAACCGCCCCTGCGCCGCGCTTGCTGTTACAGCCGCGGCAGGCAACAACCAATGTCTCAGGGGTGGACTCCCTATGTCCATTGAGTGAATCGTAGGTGGCGCCCCTGGCGGAGCGGCGGTCCCGCCAATCTACAGTCTTCTTGCACCACCGGCATTGGTCGCCGTCTCGGACGCGAACCGTAATAAGTAGTTCGGGATTCTGTTTATCTTTCGCCCGCCGTCGGTCGATCTCCATTTCCTCTTTCAGCCGGATATGGTAAAGCGTGGGGTCGTCGACGATACGCAACATCGGCCGCCCCTCGGGGCCTTCTTCCCGGAAGAGTAGCCCCGCGGCACAAAGGTTCTCGATGACAATCTTTTCACGCCCCGGCGCTATTTGTGACACGGCACCATAACCTACCCAGTAGTCGGTAGCGTGCGCCGCCGAAATGCTTACTAAGTCGGCGAGGACGCCTTTTGCCTCGTTCTTCAGTAGATGGTCCCCGTCGCATACCTCAAGGAGTCGTATCATCAGCGGGTGAGTGGTGAGCGTGTCGCCTCCCCTAAACCACATGTGCCTCTCCCCTCTCTAATAAATAAACGTGCGCAATGCAAATGAAAATATGGTTTGTCATGCTGCCCCGCCCCGCGCATGAACTAGCCGCGAGCACGTGGGGTAGCACTTGTCGCATAATCCTTCCCCCACGTGCCGGAGCGGATATTTTTTCCTCCTGCGACCCCTGGCCTGGATCGGCGGTTCCGCCTGCGGCAGCATTTGCTTCCCACAAGCTCGGCACCGCTCCTGATACAGATCCCCTTCCTTGCCGCCGTGCTGCTGGGGGATATCTGAGTACCTGCCAGCAACCACCCCGCCCACAAGCACACCGCGGCGCTCCGTGTCGGAGAGCATGCGTTCACACGCCCCCAGCAACGGACACGTAGCGCACAGCAGCCTAGCCTGCTGTTGCCTAGCCAGGGCGTTTTTAACCGGCTCCCCGGGGAAAGTAGGATCCCACAGACTCGGTCGGGCAGCTGTCGCTTGGTGCCGGGGCTGCTGGCAGATACCGAGGGTCATGGCTAGACCGCCCCACCGCTGAGGTTCGGCCGGGCGGTAATCTGCCGCGGTGCCACCGGCAACGTGGCCACATACTCGAACCCATCAGCATCCCGCGCCGGGCCACCGTCGGCGGCATGGGGCCTGCGGATGTCCGTTACCGTGGAATAGGATTCCACCATGCCACCCAACGGCACGTAGCAGCGCGCTAAGTAGCCACCTGGGGGCAGACCAATGGGTGCGCAGAATGGCACCTGGGCGTACTGGATAGCGGCGCTGATGGCGTCCATCTGGGCGGCGGTAAGAATCACTGGCGAGGCGGCGTCAACACCTTGCCTGACTTCATCACGCACCCGGTCCATGACAGCAGCGACGTCGGTGGGCAACGTTGGGGCCAGCCGTGCCGCGGTAACATCGGTGATGTCGCCGCAGGTGCCGGACAAATCTTGGAGAGTCAGTTCGCTCTCTGAGACGAAAAGCGCACACTGCGCCTCGGGAGCTTTCTTGAAATCCGGCTTAAGCTTCAGCAGCAGTCTGGCTGATGCAGCCGTGATCTCCACCTCGGCGTGTTCGGCGGCAACAACGGCGAAATAAGTGGGCACCACTGCCTGGATCATATGCCGCGGGTTAGCAGCACACACAAGCAGCCGCTCACCCCGGAACACCAGCTTGACGACGTCGAAGTCCTCAAACTTCCGGCTGACCGCTTTAATCACGGCGCGGATCGCGTTGTGTAGCTCCCGGGTGAATAGAACCGCCTTTGATTGGACTGGCAACTGAGAGTAATCAGGCACAGGTCTCTGCCTCCCGGATCCTGGCGGCGGCATGGATAGCATCCAGGTATGGCTGGTCCAGCGCCTGGGTGGCGACATCCAACTCATCGAACGGTACCAAATCTTCATGCAGGGGCGCACTATCAACCCGCCAAGCAGCCCAGGCATCATGAACGTCTGATAGCGTGGCAGCAGTGCCCTTAGCGCGCATAAGCACCGCATAGATAAGGAATAGGGGGAACTCTTCGTCGTCCGGCCTGGCGATGTTTTTCGGCAGACACCGGCAGATGAGCGCGGCGTCTTCTTCGAGGTAGGTCAGCATTTAGGGCTCCTGGAGAGTGCGTAGGACATCAATGAGATGGGGGTTGTCTTCCAAAATGTTGTAGGCGGCGGCGAGCACTTGCCCCGGCGCGGCGTGAGCGATGCTGTATGCGGCGGGGATGGGCACCTCGGTGACCCGCCAGCCGTCGGCGGAGTAGACGACCGCATAGGGTTCACGTTCCCCGGTATCGGGGTTGTGGGGCCAGTCAACGATCGCCCACGTTTCGCGGATGTGTAGGGCACCGATAGTGTCGTCGGATGCGGATAGGGGCGTCCTGCGGATCTCGGTAGCGTTCATCGTGTTTTCCTTGGGTTGGGTTGGTGGGTTTTGCGTGTGCAGGTTTCCATGTGCGCCACGTACAGGCGTTCTCCCGCGATCCGGGCTTGTTCCCTGGCAACGCCGTACGCGTAGTGGGCGCGGCCAAGGCTGATGCGCCAGCGACCGTCTAGGGTTGGGCAGGGGTCAAGTGGGATGTTTTTGTCGTTGGTGGTTTTTGCCCAGCGGATTTCTGCGCCGCACCAGCGGCACCATGCGCGGCTCATGCTGGCGCCTCCTGCTGCTCTGCCCACTGGAGGATCCGGGTTAGCTCCTGCCGTGGTGTTTCCATCCGATGGCGTTCATACATGCTCGCCCACTCCCATGCGGTAGCGATGGGCACAAACGTGCAGCGGTGAATCACTGGCAGCCCATATAGGCGCATTTCGGGCAGCACCCTGAACCCTGGCACGCAGGCGGCTAGGTCGCCCAGGGCGATAGCGGCGGGGTTGCCCGCATCAAAGCAGACAGACACCAAACGCCTCCCCTCATATACTCGGCGGGCTACTGGCCCCGCAAGGGTAACGGTCGCGGGCATCACTCTTCGCCGCCGTTCACGATGCTGCTAACGGTTTTCAGCCCGTCAATGACCCTGCGCATGTGCGCAGCCGCGTGCTTCATGCATTTGAATGCCTTGCCGTCGTCGCCGTTTTCGAATGCTTCCCGGCATTGGTCTATCGCGGTCAGCGCCGCGACCGCTGCCTGCCGGATACTGCCCACAAGGCCCGTGGGCAATTCCAGTGCCGACTGCATCTCCAAAACCGGCTCGGCGTCAATGTCAACACAGTCGGCAGCAGCGTCAGCGCCCATGTCAGCACCGACCATGCCGGTTGTCGGTTCTGTAACCGGCACAGTCACTAACCACGGATCCTGGCAGCATTCCCGGGTTTCCTGGGCGGCTTTGTAGGTGTCGCGTTGGTCGCAGGCGTCATGCAGCACCGCATGCAAATCGGCAGCGCGCTGCTCAGCGACTACTTTCGCCGCCGTCAGTGCCTCAACCTGGGCGTGTAAATCATGGATGATTAATGCGACGTCGAGGCCGCTTTCTGCTTCGGCATTCCCCCGCTCAAGCAGCTTGGCGATCAGCTCCTGCTGCCACACCGTGGTAGCAGTCAGGCTGTCTGCGAGGCGAGATGGTAGGTCAGCGGTAGAATCCGGCATGGCGGTATCCTTCCTGGTCGGCCACCGGATGGGCATCCATGAATGCCGTCAAGTCGGCTAGGGCGATCCGGTAGGGGGCGTTGCGTCCCACAGTGGTGGCCATCGACGGCTGGGTAGCGCGCAGCACACCCTGGCGGCAGAATTTCCTGATCTGCCATTGGGAAAAGCCGGAAAGCGTGGCGGCTTGGGCGGTGGTCAACCATTGCGGCAACTGAGGGGTAGTGATATGATTCATGTGCCTTTCCTTTCAAAGGCTTTACGACGGGGGCTAGTAACCGTGATTGCGCTAGCCCCCGGTTTTCTGGTTTATAGGGGGTTATTGCCGCCGCTATCAGCGACAAGAAGTGCGCATTACGAGCAGGCGGCCCTCTCCCTGCCACCCGGCAAGGCGCCAAACACCGACCCGCCCAAGCGGCAACCAGTAGCCATAGCCGCACCAATCGGCGCATCACGAGCAGTGAACCCCGGCACCACCTTGCGCGGGGCCAACAACCAACAGGCACCCGGCTTGATAGCAGCCGCTCCTCCACAGCGCGCAGACAAGACGCCACCAGGCGAGCAGACCAAACATCCAGAGGAGCCACGAGGCGACTAAACCAACATGGGACAATGAGCAGCAGCCCAGTCATGCCGTCTACAGCGCCACCTCCGGCAACAACAGTGGCCGGCGCAGCAGCAGGTGCCGTCTGCGCCGTTTCTTGGCGTTCTTGCCGACTAGTGGCGCTCCCTCGGGTACGCCGATAGACAACAACAGCTAACGCCAGCGACCACGCAGCTAACACCATGGACACCATCGCAGCCAGCATTCCGATAAACGAGATCATTACTAAAATTCCTTTTTCTTCTGTGTGTAGGTGCTAAGTGGCCCCTTCCCAGCCCTTCCCCAGGCGAGGAAGGGGCCACAAGCGATAAGGGGGCGATTAAGCGCTTAAGCCGGTATTAGCCTGGTAGGTGAGCTGGAGCATCGAGCACAGCCGGGGGAATGATTCAAGATCAATATGGATCTGGGCCCCGGCGCTATCCTGAAGATCCGCGCCGGTGGGCCCCAGCTCGATGAACAACCCATCCAGCTCGCCCGAGAAAACAAACGCGCTAGGCATCGACGATCGCCTCCTGGGCAGCACTCGGATCTTCCGGGGCGAACAAGCTCATCATCGCTGGGAACTGGAACCGCTGAACCCGGAAAAGGAAATCGCCTTCGTCGTAGAAGCGAACTGTTCCGCCGTCTCGGACCGCGTACAAACCATCGCCGATATTGCAGAACCGGTCCGTCATCGGCGGCACCCCGGCATGCCGGTACCAGGCGTCTTGCAAAGCGTCGATGAGTCGCATAATCGAATCCGCATCAACCTGCACGACGCCAACCCCGTCCTGGGCCAACTCCACCCCGACGCTAGTGATCGTTACTTGGAGGTCATCAATCTTCCGGCTAGGCACGGGACTCCACCCCCTGCCGCAGCGCACGCTGCAACACCGTGACGTTCCCATGCACGACCTCAGGCTGGGTGCTATCTGCAGTGCACAACCCCAGCAGCATGAACTCCGACACATGAGGAACCCTGGTGTCCCCCATACCACCGCCTACGATCAAAACATCAACCAACCCCTCATCAATCAGCGTTGTGAGGGCTTCCGCTACCGGCCGCAGCTCGACCAACATCGGCTCGCGCTTCACACGAACCACAACATCCAAATTCTTCATTGTTTTTCCCTTTTCTTCCTTGCTTTACGACGACCCCAGCGCGACTAAGCCGCGGGGGCGTTGAGCTCTGGTTTTACCCATTCCACCCATGGAGACAGATCAAAGTTCGTCCCTTGGATAGTTGCTATGTGCAAAGCCATTGCACGGCTAATTGGCGCCCCCGCCCGCATAAGCTCAAGATCCGGCAAATCAACGCCCAAAATCGCAGCCGTTTGTTCATCTGTCTCCAACCGTCGGTCTGACATGATTTTCTCAATCACTCCAGCTTTGAGGCGTAACTTCATCTTCACCTTCCGTTCATTTCGATCTTCATGGGTACATTATGCACATTAAAAGATCATTT